TTTATCGGTTAGCTGCCTAGCATATCCCAAGTGAAAGTCTCCTGCTAATTCAGCACATATCAGAGCTATTCTGTAGTACTTGAACAACTACTTTATTTTTACATTAGATTTTTGTGAAATACAGAGAGTTGAAGTCAAATAATTAGTTTACATATGATAAGAAACTTGATTAGAGCAAAGCCGCCCAAAAGCGGCCATTTATTAATTACGAGATCTAAATATCTTTTTTCTTTTCTTGCTCTGAACTACCAAAGTAGAAACCACAAGCCGTAGTCATTGCTCCAGCAATAAAACCTAAGGCTGTGTTGATCAAGTTGCTGTTTTCCCGTGGCATATCGACAAAGAATAGTGCGATTACCAGAACAAACATTAAAGCAACCAAGGCAAATGCCAGATAAGCCCGAGTTTGTTCACTTGTCATCAAATTCCCCTTTTATACGTTCTTTCGTTTGCTCGTACTGCTTCTTTCGCAATTCGTGGATCTCTTGCGCTCGCTTGTCATCACGCCGTTTAAAATACAGCGTAGTAAAAAATGAAATCACACCAATAAAGACAGAAAACCATACTGCCCTATCAACACTTGCTGCATACGCTGCCACTGATGCCCCCGCTGACATATAAGATATTTTTGGTGCTGTTGCTGCGATTGTGTTTGTAGCAGCTTCAACCGCGCTTGCTGCTTGTTCTTGCATTTCATGTCTCCGATAGACAATAAAAAAGCACCCATATGGGTGCTCTGAGTAAATTAGACTGTTAAAGCGTTTGTAAAATCCGCCCTCCATTTAACAATTGAATTGTTTGTGGTTCTATACCAATTATTGCAGGGCCTCCAGGTCCTGATTGACCTTCAAGTGTGCCGTGATATCTCCAGTTCCATTCACCACTATTGGATGATTTGGTACCACGTTGTCCCCAACCTCCGCCATTGCCTGACAATGGGGAACCCTCATCTTTCGTTTGCTTGCGATAACCTTGACCAGGAATTTCAGCCTGTGCATCCGAGACTTTATCGGTCTGATAGTTATTATTGAAATAACCTCTGAACTGCGGAACTTCACTTGAAATTGGAACTTTGGTCAGTGCCATCCCAAATGGTGCTCCACCACCACCAGGCACACCTTGAATCGCATAGTTATACCTTGTACTAACACCGCTTGGTGTAGCACCACCACCGGAACCGCCACGAGCCAGTGCTCCATTATCAATGATGAGGTTTAGCTTGCCATGGCGATTCAATAATCCTGGTGCACCTTGACCACCATCACGGCGCGTTTTAGTAAAAGCATTCTCGTAATCACTCTCACCAAAATAAGCCGCATGGGCAATACCTCCTTCACCTCCACGCCCCACGACCGCACCTTTAATCGTTAGATTTACAATCAAATCAGAAGGAAACTCCCCTGTATCAATAGCTGGTATTTCAGGCAACCCGTTCACAACATATTTAGTTGAAGGTCGATCCATCCAATGTCTGTAAATTAGCTCTGTTAATGGCCGATACGCACTTGAACTACACACCAGTACGCCAGATTCGACTACAAAGTTAATGACTCCAGTCGTTGGTAAATCACCTCTTTGCATTTGATATAAACGAGCTAAATTGAGATCTAGCTGGTCATAACGAATATAAATTGGTGTATCGTCAACTGGTGTACCGGTGTAGTCCTTGTCATTGAGGTAATAGCGCTCATCATAATTAATCGCTGTAAGCGTATTGGTCATTTGATCAACCGGTTCCTTCTTGGCCACCAAATAAGGTAATGAATCTTTGGTATCATCATTCACCACGATATAAGTGGTATTGATGTAATCCTCAGGATTTAGCTTTAGCGGACTATTCGGCAATCGTCCTAAAATCACCTTGTATTTTGATGAGCCTGCAGTCACTGGAATCAGATCCACGCTTCCATCACTCATCTGCAGATAGATCACGTAGCTTTTACCTGCAATAAAATCGACTTCATGACTCAAGGTTAGAATTAAGCCCTCTTGCTGTACCACATCACCGCTTTGATGAATGCCATTGCGATAATCGGCTACAGCAATACGATCGCGTAAAACCAACAACTCAGATTCAGAAGCAGCATCAAAGGTGATGGATTTACGCTGAAAGCGCATCTTGTTCCAAAGCCGGCACGCATTGAAATGAGCTTGCCACTTGTTACGCACACCCACTGATTTCACTTCTTTCGGCTTTTTTATGCCCTTGTCTGGTAAATAGATATTGATACGGCTGTCATCAGCTGGATCTGTGTATTCATAGATCAGGCCATCATAGTCATCCATCACTCCAAAGCTTAGGTCTTTCTGATACGTGTCGGGATAAATATTCCTAAAGTTAAATAACAGGACCGAGTTATCTGTTGGCTTCTCAAAATACAACTTGAGTTTATTGTTTTGACGATACGCCGTACAACATACTGCATCACAAAGATTGGTTACCAATTCTTCAAATGATAAGTTTGTATCATCAATGGTTGTACAGAACTCAGCTGCCAGCGGTGTACCGAAATAATCCACTACCTCATAGTAAGTGCGATAGATATTTTCAAGGTCGATCTCATCAACTGTGCGCCGACCAATCTTGTCATCCAGTGCCATCGCCACTAAAGCATCAGCAAAGCTTGATGTCGGAAACAGCTCAGTGGTCATCGAGCCATTTTTATATGTTGGCAACATACGCTGCAGATCAAAATTGATCTTTCGCGTCTTGACTGATAGAGCGCCTGTGGTTGCATATGTTCTGGCACGAAAAATCGTTTCACTGTGGTACTTTGTGCTTTGTAATGGGAATGCCCCATAGAGCGCTTGCCACTTCACCTCATCCACAACATTCGGCGCTGAAATCGCTCCAGTTACACGTCTTGCACGAACACTACAACGCCCCTGAAAAGTGGTCATATCGAGCGTGACACCCACTGTCTGACGAGACTTTGCAGATCCTTTCATGGTGATACGCTCTAGCATTGGATTGCCCAACGGCTCACCATTTGCATTGACTGGGGTAACTTCGACCTCAAGGATAATGTTTACGACACCCTGATTGTTCCCTTCATAAATTGCATACAAGCCATTTGATGCTACAAAGTTACATAGCACACGGTTACGTTCAACATTGTCCAGAATAAACGGGCCAATCCACTTTTCTCCGATTGAACTGAGCTTTGGTGAGAGTGCATCAGTTTTCTGATTGCTCAGTTCTTTTAGCTTTAACCAGTTTTGATTAACTGCAGCTGGATTAGATAAGGTCATTCGGTCATCCGCAACCGAAAGAACATTGTAGGTACCATTCAAGTCATAGCTTTGGCCATTAATAGAAAAAGAAGCATTACTGATCTGTACACGATCATTGCCGACAAATTTAGACGTTAGATCTGTAAAATTAGAAGTCGCTCTCAATAACTCATTTGGATATGCAAAATGTAGATAATTGCTGCCTTCTAAAGTTTGAGTATCTGCAGAGCGTAGGATCTGACCATTAACCGAGTTTTGTTGCTGCACGGATAAAGGTAGTGTGGTGATTTCACTTCCAAGAGAAAAATAAGGTTCCCCCGCTACGATGTCGACATCTGGGCGATATACTTCAATTGATGCACCAGCAATATCAACAATGTTAGTTTCACCGTCATATGCACCGTTGATGTGATAGTGACCACGGCCAATACACCCCACAATGTGCTCAACTTCAACATTGTTCTCGTACACCTTATAAGGTACAGCAACCAGATCAGGCGTATCGTTTGCAGCACCAAAGAGATCCACAATACGGCCATTTACCCGCATCTTGTTCTCGCGGCTAGAAAGCTCGTTATTTGCAGATGCGGATTGATTGTTGTTTTGGTTAGTTTGCGCAATCGACGGCGTAGGCATCAATAAAGCCACAGCAACGCCAATCACCAAAGAAACTACTGCAGCAACCAAAATTTCCCAACCTTTGGGATTCTCAATCACAATGAATGTGCCAGGAAGAAAATCTAGCTGCTTCAAGTCATGTTCATTTTTCGGTGTGACTTCGTTGGCCACCGAAATTTCTGCATGTTCCATATCACTCGGATTGTGAAAGATACGGACGTGCTCGGGCATATGATCATATTTGGTGGTGAGCCATTGGCCAATTGTGGCCGCGTGCTCAATCATATTCTTTTCAGATAAAGGATCTTGTTTATAAATAATCTTAATCATAGTAACTGACTCGACTAAACCCCATAGCTTGAATAACTTCAATAGGCAAAAATGAAACACCGCTTTCAATCAGGTGCAAAACCTTACCCCCACGAAAAAGCCCCACATGCGGGGGCTTATTTCTTTGTCTTGGATGGAAGGCGACAATGCAGCCTTCCTTGGGCATGGGCAACGGATTTAAAAGCCTCAACCGCGAAGGAAGGAATAATTTTTCTTCGACTGGCTTCATGAATAACTCTAGTGCTTCACCTCGATCCTTGCCATATAGGTCAAGACCAGCCTCATGAACGAAATGAACACAGTTATAATCATCAATTTCATATTGCCGATCGAGTAAATGATCATGACTTTTCATAAAGCCCCCTTAAGACCGGTGAAGCGATCTAGTGAGAAGATATCCCCTGTCTTGGCGGTATTTAGTCGTGGTGATTCAGCTTTGAATGTCACTGCTTTATGGTCCATGGCGACGCCTGAGAGTTGCAGCCCAAGTAGGTAATACATCGGTGAATTGAGATTATCCGAGCTATACAGACGGTAATTTACTGTTGGCTTAATGTCGGGGTATTGCCCCTCCATCACTCGCTCAAACTCATCAGGAAGTACGTCACCAAGCCCTGAAATTGAAACGGTTAAAGACTGGTCCAGATCACCCAACATGCCTGATCGATGAATCTTAGCAGGCAGGTATTCATAGAACAGTTGGCTATCATTTTCTTTATGCCGTACATAAACACCCTGGTCGTCATTACGTACGACTCGATAGGTATTGATGAAAGATGGATGGGTTAGCTCAATACACTCCAGCTGATAGATATCAACAGTACGATTCAAAAAGAACTTTGCATATTCCTGATCCATTACACCACCCAATCCCTAATAAGCGTTTGATCTGCTGCCAAGTCTTTCTGGTTTTGAACAACTTCCAGTTGGGCATTAACACGATATAGATTGCCGTTGACCTCATTGGTCTTGAGTGAATTGGGGATAAAGTTGCATAGGTATTGCTGACGTGTACCCTGATCGACCACCAGATCCACATAGAATGATGCAGGCATGCTTTGATAAACCCGCCAGAACGCCATCATCTTATTGAAATCGACTTTGCTGAGGCTCCAGTTCACATCGACTACGTGGCTATTGCGTTTTACATCGATGTAATAACGGCCTTTACCGCCATCAAACTGCTGACGCTTCACATCATCACCTGGTGTCACGCCATAGCCATTGGTTTGGGGATTCAGTTTTAACTTGTACATAACTTTCCTTCAGGCAATAAAAAAACCGACTTACTTAAAGTCGGCTTCGTTTAAAACTTTATAAATAGAATTGAAGTTATTAAAAATTACAACATCTTATCTATTATCAAAAGTTTAGCTTGAAACTTTTCTCTTGGATCTCTAAATCGTTCAACTAATGAATTAAACACATTTTTTATTTCAAATAAATCTAAATTGTTTAGCCGTGAGTCTGAAAAATCCCTAGGATCATAATCCTTATGACTTATTTGGCTTCTTCGTTTTATATGTTCTTCGGCTTCTAATTGGCATTCATTATAGAAATTTAAAAACTTCCTTGAATGTAGCGAAAAATCTATATTTTGTTTGAGGTCAGGATTCATGCCTCTAGGATAGTAAAACTCATGTTTAAGGTCAGTCTCTGCCTCAATTATTAATTGCTTGGCTAATGCTATCCTTTCATCAGATGTTGAAGTATAAGAGACCATTCTTCTAGCAAGCACCCTACTAATTTCATGAAGAGGTAGCTCACTTTTAACTATATTTTTATTGTTTTTATTTAAAAATTTCGCCCACAAAACAAAGAAAATTAAAAAAATGGCCATTAAAGGCCACAATAATGCAGATAATATTGGTGCTTTATATGTAGCTTCCCATTTTGTGAAAGGCCAATACAAAAAAGCAGCACCTACCAACCAAATTAATAACATTTAAAACAAACCCTCTTATTAACAAGCCTACTTTAATGTATTTATTAACTTAATTTCATAAATCTCATAATCTTATGACTAAAATTTAACTAAACGATTCATAAAATAATGCTGACATAAATATAAGCATCTTTAGTATTTCCTAAAAAATCTAATTATTGTATGGAGCATAAAGCCACCCCGAAAGGGGATAAGACTCATATAGCGATGAAATATAGTCATCTGGCAGATTGGCTTCATTGTCATAGGTGGAAGCCTGAATCATTCCATACAAGGCTCGTTTAGCTGGAGTTGAATTGGCTTCTTTTACAAATTGCTCATAAGTAAATTTAAAGCCCTCAGGCGTAGTCGCAACATCAATACCATTCAGTAAGCCAGCTTGTTTGTATCGCATACGTGCAATGATCTTACGCCATGCTTGCTGTGCCTTTGCTTTGGCCATAACATCAAGCTCATCAATCAGTGCATGGCCAATTTTAAACCCCACAATGGTTTGAGGTTTCTCCATAGAACGACAAATGATTGTGGTTCTATACTGGCGTCCGTAGTAAATATCTACCTCTTTGTTAGTTTCATAAACCTTCGTCTTTAAACCCCAATCAAATGCAACCTCATCAATTGTTGGAAAGAAGATGTCGCGGATCTGAGGATAAGTCGGTGCAAAGTAACCTAATGGTACTTTGGGAAATTCCCAGGCTTTATTGCAAAGGCTTGAACACCCTACCCATGTCTTGCCAGAACCAAACCCTGCGACAAAAGCACGGAACTTCTTTTCCATCTGTAAAAAATTAGCCTGAGGCACATTCAGTGTCGGATTGATATTCGGCATCTTTCTTACTCGCATCTACAACTTGAATGGTTACTTTTACTGGTGTTGGATCGTCAGCACCTTCGCCGTCACCATTCCTGATTTTTTCAATCTCAAGTTGTTTCAATTCAAGATCTAACAACTGGGTAGAATGGCCATGCATTTCATCCTTAACTTGCTTAATAATGTTCTGCTTAATGACCTTGTTCTTGGTTGTGTCATACATTTTTTGCAGTTCATTAATACGAAATGACTTATTGGCCAACGGAATATCAAAAACATTATTCCTGAAATCCTCGCGTGTCTTTTCAAACAGCACTTTCAGTTTCTTACTTAGATTTTTTCCTGATGCCTTTGTTGGATCGTAGAGAGCTACCTGTTGTCGCTCAATTTCAATATTAAATTCTTGCTTTACAGCATCAGCTACCTGTTGAGGTGTTTCCATGCAAGCAAGCGACTGAACTATAAAGATTTTAACAGGCTCTTTAAGTGCCGCCATACCTACCTCTTCGTAAAGCTACGTAAAGCAAAATAGATAAAAAAAAATGAGCCTTAAGGCTCAAGTAATAACGCACGTTCCGCAGCACTTAGTAATGCTTAGATCAGATACAAACGGCGATTGCTTCGCGACTTCAACAAGTCTTTTAACGTTCTCGCTTGCCCCATGTCGTTTGACCACGCCTATAAACTCTTCCACGTCATGTCCCGCTAAATAGTGCTTAGGTAAACCAGTATTGTCGTTATAGACAATCTCACCGTCTTCATCTCGCTCAACGCCAATGTGATAAAGTTCATGCTCGATCAAAGCACAAAAGTTTCGGTCAGTGGTTTGCTCACAAAAGCTTGCATCTATAGTAATTAAATAGATCGGTACAAATCCAAACCAGTCTCGCATCTGTTGCTCTTGCCTTGCTTTGCGCCATCCACCAACGTTAAACATGACTTTTTCACATTGACCTAAAACCATTTGCTTTTTAACGGTACAAGCCTGTGATGCCCATGCAAATGCTAGAAATTCTTCATTGTCATGTAGCAACTCGGCTATATGATCATGATCAGGGTTATAAAGCTCAGCCTCAGCAGTAAGATAATTAGCAATCACCCATTCTTTTAAATCTGGTGCTGGTGCTAAGCGGATTATTTCTTCTTCCTCGGCTTGGTCTAAAAGCTCAGTCGGCGGGAATGGTCTGATCTGGTCCATATTTCACCCATTAAAAAACCCGCCGAAGCGAGTTAAATAGTTTCATTAAAGGATTGTAGAAATTCCGTAATTTCATAAATATCACCAAACTGCAAGGTTACACTTGAACCATCAGCATTATCCTGAGTTGGTCCAAAGTAAAAAATTACCTGTGAAGTCTCGCCTAAAATCTTTGCATAATTAATATTTTTAGTATTAATGAAATAATCATCGTACATAATAAACATTTTTATCTCCTTATTTTTTGGAGATATTTTTATAACACATCACGGCGATCTGCGGATAGTAGAACGATCCTAGATGGGCATGATCGGGATTAAAAAGCTTATGTTCAGGGTTAAGAAAAATAGACTTTATCCATCGCCATAGTTCAGGTGCTGGTGCAAAGTTAGGTGTGTCTTGTGCAAAGATCCATTCTGGTGGATATGGTCGTTGCTGAATAACAAATCCGACTTCGTTCATAAATTTCACCCATTAAAAAACCCACCGAAGTGGGTTTTTTTACTCTATATAGTAACTATTTCCATCTGAACTATTGAAAACCCAATCTAACGTAGGATAAATAATCTCACCCTTTATCAAAATATATTCAACTTTCGGACTCTGAACCCGAGTTGAGTGAATAATATTAGTAGTCTTTAATTCTGAGTAGCTGGCCTGTGCCTTTCTTTCTTTACCCTGGAAATCAATAATTGTAATGTCTTTTAGCATTAATATGCTCCAATTTAATCAGTCATACTATGCCTAGCTATGTATATATACAAACATTAAATTATGAACAATAGCAACTTATTAGATTCATAGACAATTTAGCAATTAATTAACTTCACCCTAACTTACTAAGGATTTCTTCAACACGACTTTTCACTTCATCGACACTAAGATCCTGACAAATCCAAAAGCTATAAACTCTATCGTTTTTTACATAAATCTGCTTAAAGTACACAGAAGATTTCTTACTATCGATCTCCCCAGCTTTAAATTTTTTTTTGTTTAAATCTACTCTCGTTCCATCTAAATCACCACCAATACATAATTTCAAAATCATCACCACTTAGATTGAATGTTCACCTTATCATTTGTACATCTTCTTAATCAGACGGTTCGCCTAAAGCGTACTCTAGCCTTAGTTTTACCTCAATCGGCAATATACTTAGCTAATTTTCACCCAACACCTCATCCATCTGGATCTGCAACATCTGCTTAGTCTTTATGAGCATTTGATTAAACCACTCAACAGAAAGTGAGCGGTTCATTTTTTTGAACTGGTCATATTCAATATGGTGATTTCTGCACAATGGAATTGAATAAGAATCACTAGAATTGAAAGCAAGCTCATTGAAAATAGTTACTTGATTACTTTGTGCAGCATCTACAGGAGAACCACCACATATTACACATGGCAGTCGCTTGATTTCACTTAATAAAATTTGTGAGCGCATTTCGACAACCTCTCTTTTAAAACGCATACATAACACTAAAAATTATGACATCAAACAAAAAAGGGCTTATTGAATATTCTTCATTTGTCGGTGCCTCTTATAAAGGCCAAGAATTTTTTTTCTAGCTTTAATTTCATTTTCACTAAATGGGAGATAAAGCATAACTTGATCAATGGTTAGAGAATTATTCTCTAAAAGATATGCATCTTGATCATTTGACCAACTAGAATCATGCACTTTAAAATCTTTTTGCTTTCTTTTCATTACGGTAAATACTTTTTAATAATACTCAATAAATATCACATTTTAGGAAGTTGTATTTATTTAAATAATAGATTTGTGATATTTGTGTACACACCCTTGAAATCTTAAAAAGGTGTTAGAGCTTTTTAAATGATAGTAATCAACGAGTAATATATATCTGATTTTATTTAAGAAACATTTAATAGATATATTCTTTAGTTTACCTACATATTCCTACAAATACCTCTTAAAGCTACCGTAATGTAAGCAGAATAACAGCGTACTATGGGCACTCCCCAACGCAAGAAAGAAGATTAAAATGTCTGATTTTAAAGATTTTTCCAAAAAAGTAACAAAAGATCAATCACCGTTATTACAATCTAATGAACACACACAGGTAAATGTACCTAACACCCCTCAACAAACCCCAAAACCAGAAGACTCCTCAAAACCAGAGGATTCAGAAGTACCAGATCCTAATAACAAATAATTTCTTATTATCAGTATTCTAGAATGCGATTCTTAGGAGTCTGATACTATAGAGAATAAATTAGTGCACTGATTTATTTTTAAAATTAATTATCTTTATCAATTTAATTTGTTTAGTTGTTTAAGAAATTACATCCATTCATTCCCTAAAATTGATATGACTAGTCTCTCAGATATGAGGGGCTTTTTTAATTGATACTTATAAAGTATCCATCAATTATGCTTAAACTTCAGTTATAAAAAAACCCATCAAAAAATTAATCTGATGGGCAAAAGGGTTCAATTTTAACGATGTCACAATCAATTAAACCCATCGTAGTGCTATCAGCGTGAAGCGCTACGACTTCGTGAATTTACAGAATTGAGCGTGAACCAACAAGCGTATTTCCTGATCTTTGACAACTAGATAACAATGATTACTGAAAGTTTACAGCCTATTGTTTTGTTGACTGAATAAAAAAGCCCATCAAGCGAATGATGGGCTTTTCGGTTTAACTTCTTTTTTAGCATGACCAATTAAACCAATCGCAATACCGTCTGAGAACAGTATAGCGAGAAACTAAAATACTGAAATCAATTAGTATCATCAAGCTAATGACTTTGATATTGACAAGAGTTGAACAATTATTACTGAATGTTTACAGCCAACATATTTCATATTTAAAGGTCTCACCAATAAATATATTCTTGAAGACTCCAACTTAAAATTTTTATGCTTTCTCAAAACCATAACTTAAGAATATTTTTTAATTTTTTCAGCAAGGTATCTATTAGCTATTTTGCTAGTCTCAATGAAAGGTAACTCATCGCAAAGCCAGAAAAAATATGATTTTTCACCAACAAAATAAGTTTGCCTTTTGTAAGTCGATGTTTTTCTTGAATCTATTTCACTGGCCTTCAGATATGCGCTTTTACGATTTGCCACAACTTCGCCATCTAGATCACCGCCAATACAAATATACATCTATTTAATCCATGAAATTATGAACCAAAGCTTAACATATAAAAAAACCTCTCGAAGGAGGTTAAAATAAAATTACCTATTTAAACAAAAATCAATAGCTTCGCAAGATTAATGAATATTTTCCTTCCATTAATTAGAAGCTATTTATTCCAAATCATTTTTGAGAATCAAGACATCGCTGCTTCAATTCATTCATTGCACTTGGTGGCATTGGTGCTGCTTTCTTACTGTGATAATAAGTGCACTCTTGACTTTCCACTTCTGGTTTAAGTTGATAACTTGTGCATGCTGTAGTAAGCAATGCAGCAAAAGAAATGATTAAAATTTTCATAATTTATCCTTTGGTTTATTTATTCCTTAGCTTACATAACTATTATTAAAATCGCCAACTTTTGCTTTTAACTTTTCTCAAGATAACAAAAAAGCCCACCTTTCGATGAGCTTTTAAAAGAATTACATGGAATGTGAAGGTGCTGCTAGTTTGTCACAACCCATTGCATGGCTCTACCTTTTATAAACTACATCCAGAATAAACAATGCGACATGATTGCTGATTGTTTAACGAACAAAAAACCATTGCAGCTTCTTTAGCTTTATCTTCTGAAACATTAAATTTAATTTCAGATTTTTGACCACCTTTAATCGGGTCAGCCACTGCAACGCAGCCATTTTTATATGTATGTGACAGTTCACATTTTTGTCCACCATCCTTTTGACACCCTTTTAATGCATTTATTTGTGCTTCTTCTTTAGATTTAAAATTTCTTGTAGAACCAAATGGACGCCCATTCAAACTTTTACTTTTATCTTCGGCTATCGCTCCCCACAATATTTCAGCCGAAGGATATAAAGTTGGGCTATCATTGGCATTTCCACTGCTAGCCCCACCAGGAATTGGAGCACATCCTTGAACACCTTGCCCACCTATAGGATAATAACCAGAGGGACAATTGCCTTCAGCATGTGTATTTGTAATTCCCAAGAAAATGATTAGAGCAAAGAAGATGTATAATTTGAAAATCTGATTTTTACTAATCGCTATCATGTTATTAACACCTTTATAAATGCAAACTTATTATCGCTATTAAAACCGAAGCAAGGGTTAGATAAAAAAAGCCCACCTTTCGATGAGCTTTCATTGCTTGGTCATGGTTAAACCGTAATACGACCAGTATAGAAAAACTATAGCTTAATTTTCGTTAAAACGAAATACCTTTATTCCTGTTATTTTTTCAAATCTCAGAAACGAAAAAAAAGCCCATCTTTCGATGGGCTTTTAACTATTAAAGTACAGCTATTGAAGTCGGTACAACATCCGACTCATCTTCGCAGATAAGTGTGAAATTAAAATACACATCCCCATCAATTTCAGGAATGGTCTTTGTATATCGATATAATTCTGTTGTTCCATCAATAGAAGTAACTACTTGCTCAATTTGTGTTTTGGAAACATAAGTCATTTGATACTTAACAGGTAAGTCAGTTGTTGAAAAACTCTCCCCTACATCCAAGATAGTAAAATCATTTGTGTGTCCATTATGACTATTATTAAAACCATAGTTGGTTCCACCAAGGTCAAATGAGTTATATGTCGACATTAAACGGAAGCCACTATGGACTTTGTCAATTGATAGCAAATGATTAGCAGCAATTAATTCAATCGTATCACCAACATTTGCTTTAATACCTGCATGATATCCATACATGACCATTGGTGATGCTGGTGTTCCAAAGTCAGTAGATGTATTGTCCCAAACCAATTGGCCATTTGAATATGTACAATTATCTAGATACCAATTATTTGTTGTGGTTGTCATCTCGATAGCCCTTCTATAATTTATTATTTAATAAAAGAAACCTACTAATCAGTAGGTTTCAGCAGATGTTAAGTTATTGAGCTAACTCAGGCTTAAATGCCCAGTAAAGCGATCGCTAAAGCAGATTTCCAATTTAACTTGGCACCATTTACACAAGTTGTTGATTGCTGAGCACCAGTTAAAATGTTTATCCATGTCGTAACAAAACTTTCAACAAATGCTTCAGTAAAGTTTTTACGCATATTGCGGATCCACTCTAAGTCCTGATCTTTCAACATGTCTTCGATGATTTCTTTTGGTAAAGCTTCACCAGTTGCTTGCAATGCATCAGCAAGACCTTGAACGATGGAGATAAAAATACCAAGACTTTTAGTACAGTTACGAATCTCTTTTAAGATCGTTTCTACAATTCCAACAACTTCATCAGTAATCTGACTTTCATCTACATAGATCGAAGTACCATAAAGTTTCTTAATAATGGTTACATACATTTGACGTTCTTGAAGTGTCATTTCATTTTCCTTTTTTTGGATATAAAAAAACCACCCGAAGGTGGTTAGAAAAAACGCTAACCGACATGGATAGCGCTGCACTCCCCAGAATGGGGAATTCTTTAAAATCTCATAGTTTTGATAAAGTGGATTTATTCATCCACTATAAAAAACCGCCTTTCGGCGGTCTTGAAATTAATTACTGAATCTACTAGCGCAATATTTATAATTCTCTTCTTTACTTACATGGCCACCTATATGAACACATGAGCAAAAGTTCTCAGTTTGGCTATATTTAATGGTTTTGGGTACATCTACCCCATAACATCTAGAATCAATTCGCAATGGTTTACGGCCAAATAAGGAGTGACCACTTGCAAGCGAATACCACACTCCACCGACTACGATAAAAATAAGAACTAGGATTGGCGCATTTCTTTTAAACATTATTTTTTTAACCATTCCAATAGCAAAAAAGCCCTCACAATGAGAGCTCTTAATCTGAATCAATGCTTTCATTTGCAATTCGACCAGTATAGAAAAAATATACCTTTGTTTCCGTGTGAAAGGAATACTTATATTTTAATTTCTTTAAAAGTATTTCTTTTATAATCATCAATTGATTTTCCAGCCTCTGAAATAGCTGATTCAATAGCAAGTGTCATCAACTTTTCATATGGTTTCCAAGTCATCCGATAACTATCTACACTAATCTGAATCGACTTAATACCGGCATACATCAAGCGCCCTTTTGCTGTGTAACTTTCTTCCAATTCAGGATCTAGTGCAAAGTCCAATACCATCCTCGCAACTAACCAAGCTAGATGATACATAGCAATTCGCTCAGGTTCTCTTTTCTTATCAGCCACGGCGTTTTTAATCATTATGTTGGCCAAATGCTGACGGACATATTCATAGTCACTTTGTGCCTTTCCTTCAAACACAATCAAAGCAGTTACCGACTTTGCAAGTTGAGTATCCATAGAGGCAATAGCACCCAAACGATCCTGATAATCCAATGGTTTTTCTCCTGTACCGCGAACACTTGGTTCAAGATTTGGTGAACTCGCCGTCAGACCATGAGCCAACCATTCAAATTGTTCAAACTTAGTTGCTAATGTATCCATGCTCATACCTCTTTTATATCAATGCCGTGAACCGTTTTCATTAAGTGTTTTTTAGTGCGATAACTTGGTAGCTTTCTGGTTGCAGCAGACTTCACATCTTCTACGATGTACTTTCCATCGTCGTTGTAGTAAGTGAAATCAGCAAAGTATCTAACTGCTGGCTTTGCCCTTTTCTCACCCTCTAATTTCGTTTTCGGCGCTAGTTCAAATCTAGTGTGATGTTCTAGCCTCGTAATCTCCCCACTTTGCTGCATTGCTTTAAGCTCAATGTACCGCCTATGTTCTTTCTTGCTATCAAAGGTCATACCATCAAGCTCAACCTTCTGAGCATTGAACTTATTACGTTGAGCGACCTTAGGCTTATCACACTGTTTAAGAATTTCACGGCGGTACTGATCGATGCTCATTGAGGTCATTCTTATAACCACCCAAAACATTCCAGCCGATTAATGATTGTGGTCATTTAGACTCCTTCTCATGAATTTCGGCTTGAACAGCTTTCGCCTTCGAATAGTCGTCAAGAGCACATTTTGTTGGTCCTAATCCTAGAAGCAAAATCAACCATGATTGATGCTTCCATGCATTCCATCTTTCTTTAATACTTTTCATTTGAACTAACCTTAAGCATCTGCTCGATTGTTTTATCTAATTGAAGTAGCTCGTTGTAATCGGTGTTTGACAGTCCACTACGATTGTATTTTCCTCGTAATTTGTCACGACGAGCAACTACTTTTGCTAAATCCTTTTTTTGAGCTTCCGTGAGCTTCATGCCGCATTCCCCTTGTGTTCATTGCTGATGTTGATTAGGTACTCAGCCCACTTCTTGAGGTTTGCAGGATCTTTGAGCATTGGTTCCAAACGCTTTGCCAATTGCTCATAGCTTTCATTGCCTACTGAGTATTTAGCGAAGTCTGGTAAACGAGCTAACTTGCTTGCAAAGAATCGGATCTGTTTGTCACTCAATCCGCTTGATGCAGTCTGTGGGACTCGAACCCGCGCCCGTGTTTTCGGAAGATTCGCCTGATCTCTCGTCTGGTATTTCGTTCTCGCATTCAGCAACCAGTCTGCAAAGTGATAGACCATGAGATCATCACAAACGTTCTTCGACTCGTTGAATCGTTCGAAAGCATTTCGCTCTCGTTCAAACCAACTGGCTTGAATCAACTCATCCGGATTCTGGTCAGGTTCTGCTTGAGCAATTTCCTCACGAAGTTTTTTCAAGCAAAGCCACGTTTTTTTATTTTTAGATTCTATTGATAGATTCATTGGGAGGTTCTGTGTCCCAATATTGGTACTGGTTGCAGTACCGTTTTTGGTACTACTGGCAGTTCCGTTATTGGTACTAGTACCGTTTTTGGAACCAGTACCTAAATTGGTACCCGTTCCGTTTTTGGTACTAGTTCCATTTTTGGTACTGGTTGGATCATCATCTTCTCGGCCTACAACACCAATCAGTTGATAGATCTTTACTCCATTACCTGTCGTTTTACCTGTAAATTTTATGAATGCCTCTGCTTCGAGTTCATCCAAAACTTTAATGATGGTTTTACGGTTGAGTACTGTGTCTTTCTCCAGGCGTTTTAGGCTCGGATAGCATTTGTGCTCGTCACCGGCTCGGTCGGCCAAAGCAAGTAAGACAAGGCGCTGGCTTGATGTTTTGACGGCTGCCTTAAATGCCCAGACAGTTGCATCTAAGCTCATGGCATCACCCCGCTAAATAAATCGCTATTTACACTAGCTCGAGGATTTATCCAAAGGCACTCCTGGCGTGAAACACCACCCATTTTTCCAGATGCTTGCACCTGTTTTGTTAATTTTTTCCAATGAGAGAGTTTTTCGTTGTAAATCTCATGATCATATCCGGTAATTAGAACCTTTCCTTTTACCTGGTTAAGTTGATCCAGCAATTCAATATGGTCGCTATCACTCATCTCATAGCGATAAGCAACGACATTTGCTGTTCTTGTGCTTCTCACATAAGGTGGATCTATAAAAAATAATGTGTCTTGATTGTCATATAAACGAATGATCTTCGCTGCTTCCTGATTTTCAATTAACACTTGTTTTAGACGTTGGGCATATTCAGCCAGTCGATTTGGATATTGATCCCAAAGCTGGATTTCATAATTTTTTTGTCGTCCACCAGCCATTCTAAATCCTGTACTGCCTTTTGTTGCTCCCGCAGATCCAAACCCCATTTGAGCACGTACAATCATTCGACGTGCCTGTTCTACTGGGCAATTGGTATCTTCATAGGCAAGATGGAACTCAGCTCGAGCAAATGGAGTTAAATAGAGTTGTTTTTCTAACTGCAAACGATGTTCTGTATTACGTAATACACGGAATAGGTTTACTACTTCACCATCAAGATCGTTATAAACCTCGATTTGGCTTGGTTCTTTACAAAGCAGTACTGAACCTCCACCGCCAAATGGCTCAACATAAGTCTTGTGCCTCGGGAAATGTGAAATAATCCAGTCCGCAATTCTAAATTTTCCACCGTGATAGCGGATAAGTGGATGTTTTAAGCTACTCATAACTCACCAACCTTAGGTCGAATATACCCACCCATGAATTCAACCTTCTGAGCCTTATACAAACTCGTTTCAATCTCTCCCGCCGTATGCAATGAAATACGTCCACGGCGAGCAAGCTGCTGTCTAAACTCTTCACGGGTTATTGCTGCATTTTCTTCGTTGTATCCGCGCCTACGGAGATTCGCTTTGTTTCTCTCGAGCAATTTATTCAAAAGCTCCAATGCAGGTTCATACCAAGATTGAATTGCTTGGATCTGCTTAAAATCTGGAAGTCGTTTTAACTGCTGATTCATGTCATCTCCTTTTGAGCATACAAAGCTCTACTCAGAAATTTAGAAACGTCATCGCTAATCACACGGCAGTTTTTAGAAATATGGTTTTCGATATGGCGATCTGCGCCCATGATCAAAGTGATTTGCGTCGAATCATCGGAATTGTGTTTATCTTTGCCAGACAGTTTTGCTAGATTGTGTTCGTTCATATTTTTGTCTCGCTTAGCAAGTATGAATAAAAGGTCATAAAACCGCTTCCGCTGCTAATAACAGGAAGCGGTTTTTTATTTGCCTTGAATACAGGCATGAATTTGTTGCTCCAGCGTAGCAAGCAGTACATGCATGTCGTGTATGACCTTGGCCATGTCGATTGCCTCACCTTTTGTTATTCGCCCATCCGCAAGCATTTCTCTAAATTGCTTGCTTACGTTGCCCTTCTTGATACCGATATTGAGAAAGGTATCCATCAGGCAACTGTCTCTTTTGCTCTCAGGTATGTCTGGTAATTCGATGGCAGCTTTGCCATGTTCTGCACAGATCGCCTGAAGTATTCGGAAATCCCCTGTTATACCCATCAGCTTTGTGGCTTCGAGCAAAGACAGGTGATGTGTTTCCGTGTTTGGGTTGACCTTGCTGTTGAGTACCGCAGGGCTTTTAATGCCCATACGTGATGCAAGCGCATTTGCCCCGCCTTTAAAGTCGTGAACCGTGTGGTAAGCCGCATCTAATATGTTCATTGCGAGTCCTTTTGAACGTTTTTATTAGATGGTGATCTGACTAGTATTTGTTATTGTTTTATTTTTTTTAGGCATTCCAATTTTTAGGATCTTTTCTTTTGAAAATTTTTTACTCAATTCAGCTATTACATTTACATAGTTGCTCTCACCAGTATATTCAGATCGTGGAAAAGCATTTTTTTCAATCCATTTATAAACTGACCTCTCACTTAGTTGAACAGCTATCGCAACTATCTGAACTCCACCAGCATCATGGATAACATCTTTTACTGAACTCATATCAAACACCAAAATGAACTATTAGTTCAACTTTATCAGGTACTGAAAGTTCTTTCAACAACATTTAATATTGAACCAATGGTTCATAAAGATTATCAAATGACTACTCAAACAGATAAAGTTAAAGAAGACTTTGCAAAAAGACTTCATAAAGGAATGGATTTAATTGGTTATCCCGTTAGAGGTCGTGCCCGTATATTAAGTCGTGAATTTAATATCTCAGATAAAGGAGCTGGCAAATGGTTAAATGGTGAAACTATTCCTGAAACTTCAAAAATTCCGCATTTGGCCAATTTTTTAAAAGTGAATGCTGAATGGCTTTTAACTGGCAAAGAAACAACTTCTGTCGGAAACTCAGTTGAAATTATTTCAAATAAAAATGAAGAAGCTTCTATGACTGTTTCTAAATTAAATAGCTTAAGTATAAAAATAGAAAAGCTAGTAGGCACAAATGACTTAAATAATGATAAATTAAAGATTATTAGCGATATGATTGATGGAATTGATCGAATAATCGATGCTTTGCGCAAATTTAAATAATTTTTTCAACTAAAATTATAGGGGTTCCTTATGTTTGAAGTAGACATTTCACCTGATATAACAATGTACAATTTACTAAAAAGCCAAGGCTATGAGCCAGCTTATGCACTAGCAGAGTTTATTGATAATGCATTGCAGGCTCATTTAGAAAAAAACAAGCGACTTGGAATGTCAAATCCATTAGAAATCAACTTAAATTTTTATTCTACTGATTATCCAGAAACAGGACTGAAGAATAGTATTGTAATTGAAGATGATGGGCCAGGTATAACCAAGGAAAAATTCATAAATGCAATGAAACCTGCCAAACCTTCAGAAACGAAAGGTTTAAGTGAATTTGGCATTGGTATGAAAGCATCTGCTGTATGGTTTACTGACAATTGGAGGCTTGAGACAAAACCAATATCTGAAGAATTCAAATATATACTGAATTTCAACCTTTCTTCTTTAATTATTAATCATGAACATACGATAAATACTGAGGAAATAAAAGATAAGGGAGTGAGTGGTACCACTATCACTTTACATGATTTAAGAAAACCTATCAGCAAACTAAGCTTTGACCTAATAATTAAAGATTTAAAAGAAATATATCAAAAATTTACCATTGGTGAAAAACCTGTTCTAATTTTGAATGCTTCTTATGATAAAGAATTTCATGAATTAGTATTTAATAAAAAATTTGAAATCCTAAATAAGCCTCGGCGAATTCAAACATGAGGTGCGACAGTTTCAAAAGCCATATGATAATCAACAAGCTGAGCAAATTTCTCTAATGGTGTAAGCCAATCTAACGCCTTTCTAGGACGAGTATTCAGTGACATGGCAACTTGATTTAAATAATGCTGATCTGCCTGATTTAAATCAATCCCTTTAGGTAAATATTGCCTAATTAAACCATTCATATTTTCGCATGTGCCTTTTTGCCAAGGTGAATGTGGGTCACAGAAATATACATCTATGCCTAAATCTTCTTCGAGTATTTTATGTTCTGACATCTCGCGTCCACGGTCATAGGTCAACGTTTTACGCAGTTCTGCAGGTAAATATTTCAGAGCTTCAGTTAAAGCCTTGCGCACTGATTCTGCCTTTGCATCAGGTAATGTTGCCAAGATACAGAGCCGTGTATTTCGTTCAATAAGTGTTGCTATCGAACTTTTATTGTCTTTACCTTTAATTAAATCAGCTTCCCAATGACCCGGTATTTTTCTTTCTTGAACTTCGGCTGGGCGCTCATGAATAGTTTTAATATCCTGTAATATAGAATCTTTTTTAGGTTCACCGTTAGCTTTTCGCTTTTTATTTTCATGACGCAGACAGGATAATAAGTCTTTTTTCAACTCACCCTTGGGTAATGCTCGTATCGTTGAATAAATCGTTGTATGGCTTACATTCATTGTTTGATCCAAATCAGGAAATGTCTTTAAACGCTTTGCTATTTGCTGAGGAGACCATAAACAACGGATCGCTTCAACAATAAATTTCCAGAGGATTGAATCGATTTTGAGTTTTCTGTGACCACGTCTACGTCTAGCGAAGGTGTTATCAGAAGCATATCGAGCTTGATAAACGTCATTGATGCTATTTCTTTTAAGCTCACGATAGATCGTACTAGGATGTCTTTTAATGAGTTCAGCAAATTTTCTGGCTGAAAAGCCTTCTTTTCTTGACTCAAGCATTAATGCAGTACGATCTTCAAAGTTAAGATGATGGTATGACAATTTTATATACTCCATAAACCCTTTAAATTAATTAGGTGGTTTATGTCGCACTTCAAGTTTTACTCTGCCCTCTTTATAAATTAGTTAAAAAACAATTGTATGCTATAGGTACTTCTAAAGAGTGGAAAGCAAATGTTTCTTTTAGTTTTCAAGGCGTTCCTATTCATGGCTTCATTTGCTTAAGAGATCCAGGTAGTTATGCAGAAAATCCAGGGTTAGTAGTTTTTAGGCACGGACGGGTTGTTCAAGGACTTACCTCAAAAAAGTTTATGCCATTGAAACTTTATAAATCACATAATAAACATGAAGCACAACGTGTCTATGGTGAATTAATTGCAGATGATTTACCAGTTACTTATACAAAAGATAAATTTGAAATTGACGAGGAAGCCTTTGGTTATGAACTTTTTAAATTACAAGGTGTCCAAGAATTATTAAAGCAATCTTCTACCTACCGTATTGATAAGGGAGATGTAATACATGTAGCCAATGAACATGATATTACAAAAAAAACTTCTAACCAGAATCCTGCCGAGCAGAACCCGTCCAACCAGAATCCTGCCGAGCAGAACCCGTCCAACCAGAATCCAGCTGAGCAGAATCCGTCTAACCAGAATCCAGCTGAGCAGAATCCGTCTAACCAGAATCCAGCTGAGCAAAACCCTACAAAAATTGTCACACTATTAGACGCGGGATCACAATCGGCAATACAATTAGCATTATTAGATGATGGAAATAATGATAAAAAGAAACTAATTAAACCAGAAATGCTCACTAAAGAAATAGAAGCATATAATCATTGCCAAGAATTAATTAAACAAATAAATTGGATTTATATTAACAAAAAGGCATTTAAAGAAATTCTAATTGTAGCTTTGAGAAATCTTCTAGAAAACTATTTAGATTTTACCTATGGAGAGGCATTTCCAAATGGAAAAAGTATAAAATTTGAAGATAGAATTAAAGAAATGATTGATAGCATTAAACCACCAAGTTTACTCAGAGATTTTGAAATAATCGTTCGTTCTCTATTAAATCCAACTATGCAAGGTTTTCAAACTCAAAATAATATATTTAATACATCTTTTGATACCGTTCCTAGAAACCGCCTGATTGATACTTTACACCTATCAGCACATAAAGGAACTAACATAGTTGATTTAGATAATTTTATATTAAATTATAGTAAGCAATACAATATGCTACTTGAAATTTTATATTGTATCGCCATCTATCATAAAACCTTAGCTAAACAACAAACAGCTAAACAAGCATAGGTCTAATATTTTTGGTGATTATTTCTACTATTTTTGCATTTACGGCATTTCCTAATGCCTTAAATGCTGCTTTTCTATCTTCAGGAAGCGATTTTAGCTTGTGTAAATATTGTAATTTAGCTGCTTCCTGAGTGGATACATATCTGCTCTGAGCAGGAATAACAGGTATTTGTGTTGGCGTCATGGCAATAAGAGATGGAGCAACATTCGATTTTAACACTCGAATTCCAGATGCCCTAAATTGGACTAAATGCTCAAAAATATTTGGAGTATCACGTAGTCCTCTCCATTCCAAAATTTGCCAACTATTATTTGTAAAGTTAAATTCACTTTTCCACTCATCACACACTTGAGCTTTTGATTTATATATTTCACGCGAATAAATGATAGATTTTTCAATCCAAGAGGCAACTTTACGATTCTTTTTTGTATAACTTGGCATCAACGACATAACTTCTTCCCAATCTTGGCAGTCTTTTAATTCTTTACCATATACACCTTTATATTTTTTAATTTCATCAAGAGTTAACTCACTAAAATCTAGGGGGTAATCCGCACCAAACTCTGGTGCTACAATAGAAACACCTGTAATATCCTTCAACTCAAGTACATTAAGTAACTGCTGCCATTTATTAAGTAGTTGAACTTTTTGAGGTTCCAGTTTTTTATGTTCAAAATTCTCATTCAATAAATTTTGAAAGTCATTTTTTTTATTATTTTTTAATTCAGGCCATTGAAAAGTACCTATCAAATCTTTTCTCACACCTACAATAAAAACCCTTTTTCTGTTTTGAGGTATACCAATATCTGTAGGCGAAATAATTTTGTATTCCAGACTATAATTCAATTGCTCAAATGAACTCTTGATATAGTTCCAAAACACACCTTCTTCAATTGTTATAACATTCGGAACATTCTCTAAAAAAATATATTTGGGTCGATGGAATTTAACAATTCGCAGAACATGATCAATCAACTTACCAGACTCAGGACATTTAGCGCCCTTTTTCTTCCCAGCTAAAGAAAAGGGTTGACATGGAAACCCTGCACATAAAATGTCATGCTCTGGAATATTTTCCTCTTTAACTGTTCGGATATCATCATGAGGGGTAATTTTATGATTGATTTTATATAATTCTCTCAAGCTTTGATCAATTTCGCATGAAAAGACACACTCATGGCCATGCTGGGCTAAACCAACATGAAATCCCCCCAAACCAGAAAATAAATCTATAAATCTCATTTTTCACCTCTAATATTTGTTGTTAAAAGATCGCCCATTTCTGCTAAAAGACTTTTTAGCTTTTTCTCAATAGATGGATGCTCTAAGGCAATTTTTTCTAAATTTTGAAATTCACGAGTCATAGAAGTTCTAGATAGAACTTTTTTATCACCTTCCACTCCTAAAAAGTCGCACAAATCTAAGACACGCTTATTAACGACCTTAAACTCATTATTTTTAATTCTAAGTAAAAAATCTTTATTTAACGGCTTCATCTCACCTTTACTAATTTTCTTACTATTCAATAAATTAAAATTATTGCAAAAATCTCTAAGTGAAATTCTCTCCCGATCAAAATATTTTTTAATCTCAAAACTCACTTCATTCGGCGTTAAATTACAATTCATTTTATCATAAATTAGCATTAATTTTAATCAATTGTCTTATAAAAATGAGACAAAATCAATTGTTTTTTTCTATTTAGTTTAATAATTGAAAATTTCAGCATGCGAACAAATTGAACCAATAATTCTTGACTAAATTGAACCTATAGTTCATATTTATCTCATTGACAACAAAAAGCCCCGAAACTTTGGACGGCGACGGGGCTTTGCAATTAAGCGAGATAAGTATGAAACAAAAGCCTATACATAGTCAAACGTCCCAACGTTTACACCAACACCCTTCTGCTACTGATTATCAAGTCAGTACACTTGACTTCATCAAAGCCAATCTAAAGGATGCGCTTAAGCTCTTCCCTATTATTTTAGTCGTTTTCCTACTCTGGCTTGTCCTTACCTTTGTCATTTACGGCATCTTTGGAGGATAGGTCATGAATAAAAGACAAATGAATCTCGGTAAAGTATTACCTAATGGCTCATTAGTTATGAGTATTGCTGTTTGTGAAATTGGAACAGATGAAGATCCAGAACAATTTTCTTTTGATTTAGCTAACTTCAAAGCACCAATGATCACCTCGAAGAAGACGGGAAAACGCTTTATTTTATCCCCAACTGATCTTGTTGAAATGGCTATCGAAGCAGGCATTGAGGAGTTCGACGAATGAATACTCCTACATCTTTTTCCACATCAAAAACGAACAAAATACAACCGACAAGCTATGACGCACAGCGACTTGAAAGCCATGTAAATACTAGGGTTTCAGCATCATATACACAGGGTAAGACCAATATTTTGGAGCCTGTCATGCAAAAGAAACGCTATACCACACCTTTCGCGCAATTCATCTGTAAAGACGTGAACGGCTACTACAATGTACGCCTTGGCCCAAAAATTTATCTGGTCAAAGTATCGTTAAATTACACCCCTGATTTTGATGGTGAATTCTTTGGTGGTGCTCAAGCTCCTCGCTTTGAATGGCATTCTATTCTGGTTAAAGAATCACTAGAAAGCCAAGCACGCCCAATCACAGAAGAAGAATTAGCGGTGTATTGGCTAAAAGGTAATATCAAGAAAATCGTAAATTACCAACGTGCCATAGAACGTAGAGCGAAAAGCCAAACACCACGCTATAGCAAACAACAACGGATTGATTACCACAACGCGCAATATAACGGTGCCTAAGGAGATTTATGATGAATGCAGCCGTGAATCAACAAATGGCATCAACCAGTACACTAGATGCCTTACAACTTATTCAGCTTGAGTTAAAAGCCCCAAAAAGCAAATACAACAGCTTTGGTAAATTCCATTACCGTAGCCTTGAAGACATTCTTGAAGGTGTTAAGCCGCTCTTGCAAAAATATAGTGCGACTCTTGTGGTTAGCGATGAAGTACAAGAGATCGGCCCTGTTGTCGTGATAACTGCCAAAGCAGTCTTTACCGATGCTCAAGGCAAACAAACCATGACAACGGCACATGCTGGCGTGGAGATTAATAAAAAGGGAATGGATGTTGCCCAGACTTTTGGCTCTTCTAGTTCATATGCACGTAAATATGCATTGAATGGCTTGTTCCTGATTGATGATACCCAAGATGCCGATACTGATGCATACCATCAGCAAGCCAATACGCAGACTCGCAATAATCAACAGAATGCCCCAGTTCAAACTCAGCAACGCAATCAGAACCAACAACTGGCTCAACAACAACGACAGCCGCAGCCACAAAACCAGATGGCTCCGGCTAATGCAGCTCAGCAGCTGACCAATGATTTTCAGCAAGCTTTAAATGCAATTCATCACACCGACAAAGAGGCAGATCTAGGGGTGATCTATAAGCAGTTTAAAGGCACACGTTATGAAGCTCAGATTGTGAAGGCGTGTAAGGCAAAAAAGGACATGGAGGGTTGGAGTGCGTAAAAACCTACATCTTTAAGTATGTGGCTAAGCTTCACGGCAAAGGCAGCTTACGAGGACGTGTAGAGGCTACGACAGCTCTCCAAGCAAAACAGCAGATATTGCAAGGCAATGAATTGATCAAGGATGTCTCAGTATCGCTATTAACCAATCAAAAGGCTGCACGCATGCAATCTTTTGAAAAAATAAATAATTAATTTGAGGTGAAATATTTATGTCTTGCTTAATTCGAGTATCTGAATTTATTAAGCGCGTGTATGGAGACGCTGAAAATGGCGCCACTCCGCCCACTCCCCAAACCATCACACGTAAATGCCGCATCGGTAAATTGCCTGCTGAATTACATGGCGCAGAAGATGGCAAACGCGGTACCTGGTACATCAACTGGGAAGCTTATGAAAAGCAAACTGGCGATGAGTTAGTAAATAAAGTATTGCAAGGTTAAAAATGTCACGTTCTAGAAATGCAGGCAACAAAGACTTGCCTGCGAATCTCTATAAAGCGAATGGAAAATCCTGGCGATATCGCCATCCTGAAACGGGTAAGTTTCATTCCATGGGGAGTAACAAGGCAATTGCAGTTCAAGCTGCACGCAAACTTAACTCATTACTGATTCAGGAAGAAGATTATGTTTCTAGCGTCACTGGCAAGACAATTTCATTTAAAGATTTTTGCGAACAGTTTTTAGAAGAAAAAAGACGTAAAGATGGGCGGCCTTTATCTGAAAACACAAAGAAGAATTACAAGATCCATTTAAACCGAATTTACAGGGTTTGGGGCAAAATATCTTTAGACTCAATTACTTTAAAAATGGTAAATGATCAATTAGATGAACTGACACCTTCGAACAGAAAGGCGATAAGAAGCTTACTGTGCAGTATTTTTGATATAGCGATGAGTAAGGGTATCTGTCCTGATAACCCTGCCCGTATTACTTTGACAAAGCACGTTCAGAGACAACGTAAGCGCCATACCGTTGCGGGACTACAACAGATTAGGGCTCATTCCCCATTGTGGCTTCAGAACGCAATTGACCTATCTCTTTTAACCACACAAAGACGTACTGATATTGTGGCCTTGCGTTGGACTGATATTTACGATGGATATATACATATTGCACAACAGAAAACCACGACCGATTCACTGGATGAATTTGAGGTTATGGAAGGTGCTGGATATGTGCGAATTAAAATTGATGCAGAACTGCAAAAGGTTTTAGATCGATGCAAACCAGATAAACTTCTTACTCCATTTGTAATTCATCAAATCCCTAAGCGTAAAACCAAGAATGCGAATAAAGAGCATTGGACTCAAATTCTCCCTCAATATTTATCCGAAGAGTTTTTGAGGATTGTTAAACGTGCTAAGGCATATCCGGATCTGAAAGGTAGGCAAATTCCGACTTTTCATGAAATACGAGCATTGGCTATTTTTCTACATAAAAAAGCTGGTCGTAGTGCTCAGGCATTAGCTGGTCACAGCTCGGTAAAAATGACAGAACATTATGAGGCAGGACATGAAATTGTTTGGAATGACGTAGATGTGGGGATTGCCTTGCCATTTGCCTAAATGACATAAAATCTTTTAACAAATGGGGTTTATAAGTTATTGTTTTCTATGATTTCTATAAGTCCCATTTTTGCGTTAAAAAACACTGATTTTTATAGCTATAATTAATATAAATCAATGTCTTAATTTGATTTTACTTCATTACGTTTTGATAATTAGGATAGTAAAAATCCATCTTCCAACGGCTTTGTGGCGGTGGAAAACTGCCC